AAGGTCTGCAACTTTTTGTGCGGTTGTGTACACTACTTCGTCGGGGTATAGTGGTCGAGTTTCCGGCTCACCGGGGCTGAACACTATTGGCATACATCAAACCCCCCTCACTGTTCATACGGCTCTTGCTTTAATACACTCCAAGCATCACGCATAGCAATATCACGAGAGGTCATGATACGCCGCATGTGTTCTGCGGCGGCATCTTCATCAAAATCATCTTCCTCTTCTTCATCACTTTCTTGCGAAAGCGTTTGGCGAAGTTTGCCTTGCTCATCAAAAAGGTCTTTTCCTCTTTGTTGTAAAAATTGTTTGACACCTTCTTTTTCTCTTACATTTTCAAAATGTTCGGGAGATTCATCCCCCATCCATTCATCCGGTCCTTCTTCTGGTCCTTTAACTGCTCCTTGCTCGCTCTCAATATCGGGTTCGCTCAACGATTCTTCTAAGGATTGACCCTCAAATGGCATACGCTCATTCATAAATTTAAGGCCGTGAGCATCGGGGTTGGCTACGGCTTCTCGCATGAGTGCATCCCTTGCTTGTTGAAACTGCTCACCCTGTACATCACCACCCGCTCCTCGTAGTGCTTCTGCGGCCTTTTTGTTTGCCCATTGTTGTAATCTCATTTCTTCACCGCTTTCGGTCAAGATTTTTTGACGATGTGGTTTCATTGCTTTAATTAAAATTTTCATACCTACAACCTCTTGCTTTCATCTCGATGTCCTAAATTGTAATCCATAGGTTTTTCGCACGCACCGCATGTAGCACGCCATAAGAAGTGGAGAAACCCACAATGCTTACAGCGTGTACCTGCACCGATGTTAAGTATATCACCTATATCACGGTTGCGACTTCGTTGTGCTCTTGTTACGCCCTCAAGTGGCTTTTCGGGTTTAGCGACGACATCGCCGCCGTACTGATAGTCAGCCTTCGTGCCTTGCTTTGACCCACGCACAATATCGCTAAGGTCAATGTTGCGAACATCGAAGCCCATGTTACCCAATCACCTCAAGCGATTTGGTAAGTGACCATGACAAACATATTTCCCAAAACGGAAAATACCTCAGTATCAATAACTGAGTTGTTTGCACTCGCATCAGCGATTGATTGAACCGCCGTACTGATGGTAGTGTTGAGTGTCGTAAGGTCGCTAAACTCTTTTGGAGAGTAAGGTCCAAACACTTTCACTGCAATTTTGCTTAGTGCAACCATGAGGTATCACCTCACGAGCGACGACCAATTGCTACGAAAGTACAAGCCGCACCAACATTTAGTACGATAGTTGTGTTGTTAATACCAGATGTCGGGGCTGGAGCAGCCGCACCAATATTATTCACCATTGCACCGTCTATTGAACTCATAAACGAACTCAAATCAACGGCTTCTGCACCATCGGTGCTACCTGTAACTACGATTCTGTCACCAAACACTGTTGTTCTGTTGTCAATTGTTATTGCCATATCTTTTCACCTCATTCTGTTATTTCTTCTGTATCATCTGTAGGATTTAAATGTGCCTGTACGAGTGTGAGTGCGGCTGTCTTTGTAAGATAGCCACTACCTCGCTCCACACCGTTGTCATCAAGCCATTGAAGAATGTCTTTTCTTGCCCAACCATTATCGGGGATGCCGTCATTGCCACCGTCAGTAGTGACTCCTTCATCGCCCTCAATGGTAAAGTGTTTTGCTGGTAGTCTGTGTCGCCACTCATTTAACCACTCTTGAGTAACTTCCTCGGTTTCACCACGAATCCATTGACCCGCTCTATCGGCTCGCCTTCTCAAGTAAAAAGGCCCGATGAAAGTTACTGTAGGCACTTAAAACCCTCAGTTGTACATCACTAACAGGCTATGTGCTTCTGCCGCACCTGTAATGGTAATTGTCAAACTGCTTACTGCAATTTTTAAAGCCGCTTGTGTACCGCTTGTTTGGTTTCCTGTAGCCAATAGAATGCTTGTTACTCCACCTGCGAGTACGACTGTACCTGCACCTGTTGTGGTAATAAGAGCCATCTTTGGTGCGGCATCGTAGCCGTTTGCTCCATCGCTGTTAGAAGCATTGAATGTACCCGGACCACCGCCCGGATATGTTACATCTGCTGCTCCGTCGAGCCATTCTGTTGTGTCGTGAGAACCTGCTCGAAGTTCCCATGCACCTACTAATGTTGGTGTTGCTGTTCCGCTTACTGTTAATTCATTTGCCATAATTTTTCACCTCAATGTTAAATTCTCCAACCTCACTTAAGGTCACGAACTGAACCATGACCTCCGAAGAAAGTTGTCCACAATTCGCCCATTGTTCGGTACATACCCTCTTGTCCAAGACGGTTGATAGCGAATGGGTCGCCTGTTTCAATACCACTTTCAAAGTATTGTGTTGGAATTGCTGTACTAAAGTACAAGTAATCAGTATCAAGATAATAGATACGGCTGAGTGTGTCGGTTTGAACATCCTTTGATGGAATGATTGGAATACCGTTGTATGTTGCAACGATAAAACCTGCTTCAATACCGGGAACACCCTTGACACCGTTGTAGGTAGGTGTGACTCTCTTCTCTTCCATAAATCGCTGTTGGCTTTGGAGGAGTTGTTGTAGTCGCATCAATGTGTCGTAACCTGTAAGCATGACCTTTGGATTTCCACCACGAGTCCAAATCTTTTGGAACAAGTCGTCAAGTTGGTCGAGTGAAAGGTTTCGGTCTGTACCACTGTTTTCGTTGTGTTCTGCAAGTGACCATGTGTTTGCACTTCGGTCAATTGAGTAAATGTCTTCGTTAGCACTCGCCGATGCACCTGTTGTTACTCGGTCAAGTGATTCAAAGTCGTTACCTGCGGCAGTTCCTTTGTCAGTTGTGAGCATTTGGTTGATGTGTTCTGCGTGGTGCTTACCCATTTCTTCCTTAAGGATTGCACGAATGTCGCCAAGACCGTCATCTTTGTCGGAAAGGAACATTGCTGTTTCACTCATGTCGAATGTGTGGACAACAGTTTTTGGCTTTGCGGCAATGTGTTGGAAGGTTGGCTTGGTTGTTTCTGGAAGAGTTGCGTTTTCTGCAACACCGCCACCAACTGAGAAGGATGGCTTTGCAGTGATAACTCTCCAACCACTTCGCTCCCAAGGTCGCTTTGGTAGGATTGAAAATGCGTTGAACTCTTGGTTCAACTGTGACCAAACCTTTCGACCATAAATTGCTTGGTATGTACCAGCAGTGGTTGAAAGCATTGGTGCGTCTGCTTTGAGAAGTTCGCTACCGGAGTAGGAGTAGCCCATAGCGTTGCCGGCTCCGTAGTAGTATCGCTCCATGTCTGTAATGTTTCTAATGTAATCTCTTGCCATTTAATTCACCTCATTCTCCTCGGAGAGTCCTCCTTGCAAGGGCATGGACTTCATCCCAACCCATATTGCCTAAGTCCTCAGTGGAGGGAACATTAATTGATGAAACAGATGCAGACTTTTGAATAGTCGTGCTACCTGTTGAAATGTTGTCAATACGCTCCGAGAGTGCTTCAATTGACTTAACAATCTCAGCGAGTGGTGCTCGTGCGTCAAATTGAGCCTTTGCTTGTTGTGCTTTTGCAATTTCCATTTCGTTGTTGAAACGACCTGCAAATTGAGATTCAAGGTTGTTTCGGAAATGCTGTTCCATAGCGGCGGCCTTATACACTTCGTAAGCGGCTTCAATATCAGCATCACTTACATTGCTTTCGTTAAGGTAGCCTTTTGACATAGATACAGGACCGAGAGCACCAGCAGGTGTTTTACCACCCGATGATGAAACGGCGTTGATAGCACCTGTTGATGGGCTACCGTTTTCTTGTCCTCGGCCTCGTACCTGTCCAGCGAAATAGTCTGCACCATCCACTGAGTCAGGGTTGTCGAATCCACCGAGTTGTGCTTTTTCCAAGTTGTCAAAGTGTGTTCGTGCCGCAACAGTATCAACACCTGCGGATTTTAGAGTGTCTTCCATCCACGATAGGTATTCTGCTGAGATAACATCACTATATTCGTCGCCTTTTTCCATGTCATCATCCTCTTTCATTTCTTTCTTTTCTTCTTGTTCTTTGCCTTTGCCTTTCTTTTCTTCAATGGCTTCACGGAGTTGAGGGGGGATTCCCTTCTCCATTGCATCCAATCGTGCTTCAAGGCGTGACATAATATCGTTTAGTTCAGTTTCTTCTGTCATACTTTTATCCTCCTTTAGAATACGAAATTGTGCTTCGGGGTTAATTCCCTTTTCACAAATCGTTATCTCATGCAACTCCATTTTTGAAATCTCTTGGTAATCGCCTTTTTCCATATCGGACCTTCGTACTCTTTTGAAGGCTTGACCTCCAATAGAGAATCCACGAAGGTTTCCTTTGCGGATTTCGGCGGCTACTTCACGAGCCTTCTCAATATCATTGCGGAGTTGGACAACGACAAACATACCTGTGTCATCCACTTCGGATTTCCACATTCTGCCGTTAGAATCAATGTAATTGTCAATTACTTCTCCAACTTGAATGTTGGAGTGTGCCAATTGTACATTGCGGAATTTATCGCTTTTCATAAAACTGTTAAATGCATCATTCAAAGCACTACGAGTAATAAGGTCGCCTTGCTTATCAACTAATTCAACAGATGCATAACCTGCAACGACCAAATCCGAGCCACTCTTGAGGAGAGTGATACCCGATGCTGGTTGTTCTATAGAAAGCATTGAAGGGGTCTTTCCCTCTTTTTGTATTTATATCTGCTTATGAATGAGAAATAATTGGCTGTTCATTGTCATAGTCTATAGAAATCTCTTCATTTTCGTCTGTACGAAGTTTAATGTGATTTAGTCGCTCGTTTTTCTTCTCTTTCTTTTCATCAGTAATTATTTTTTCACCATCGAAATCGGGCAAATTTTCTTCTTCCGTCAATTTGGTCGGTCCTCGTGGAGATTCTTGCGGAGTTCCTACATCAATACCCAAACCCTTTGGTCCTGTCCAAGTCATTTTTTCCTTACTAATAGTATCTAAAGTACGAAGAATGAGTTCAAGTGCTTTCTTTTTGGTTTCGGGTTTAAGCAATCTATTTTCATCATCTTCATCAATAAGACCCGCACTTTCTTCTTCCATTTGCTCTTCTGTTGGCTTTTTAGGCATGTCAAGTTCGGTTTTCTTAGTTACTATTCCTTTAATCATCAATGGTGCTACCGATGACCAAAACGGCATAAGACTTTGAGATAGTACAACAGGATAGTCATTTTTCATAATACCACTAAGAGAACTTTTGGGAGAATGAATAAACCAATTATCCTCAAATTGCTCAAACTTGTATTTTACAATATCAACATCGTTTATGTGAATAAGTAATTCATCATCTATTATTTCTAAATCGTGTGGCATTATAATAGGTGTAAAAGATTTGGTTAGCAAATCAAGTGATTCAACGCTTGCCGCACCTTCTCCCTCACCTTCTCCTTCTATTTCTTTGAATTGTATATTATACACAGGTCGCTCTTTTCGATTCTTTTTCGTTACACCTGTAATAGATGCACGCACTATATCTCCGACTTTGAATGCTTTTTGTTGATTAAAGGCTGTGCCTACATCCATGTAATAATGTCCTTTATGTTCTATTGCCCTGTTACCCAATCCTTCACCGTCGAGTATAGGACCAGCACCTAATTGATATGTGAATGGACCTTTACCCCTACGGTCAAGCACAATGAAATTGAAATCTTTTGTATCTCTATACAACAACCACTTAGGATGCCTTCTTTCACCTTTCATGTATGTTGATTTATTATCACGAAGGAGAATAACATCGTGTTCTTCTTTTAGTGAATTAACTGCTTCTTCAAGCCCCTCGTCATCTGTCATTTTAGTGTCGTGAGGACCGGGTACAATGACACTTTCATGACTGTCAAATTGAGAACGGAGAATTTTCAGCCTTTCAAACAGTTGCATGTCGGATATATTATTATCGTCATAATTGATAATGTCAATAATATTTAATTCTTCATCGCCAAGAATAGCATCAATAGTGTAGTTCTTTTTATTCAACTCTTCTATGGATTCCATAGTTTTCTTATTGACACCTTTTTTCTTCCCGTTTTCATCATACACAGTAATGCCTTCGTCATTCTTTACAATAACAATTCTCTTACCACTATACCACTTACTTACAACCCATGAACCACTAAAGCCACGCAAATGCTCAAGGTCATCTAAAGAAAATATTCTATGCATTGGTCGAATTGGTGGTGTCCAAGTGCTTTCATCTTTCTTTTCTAAAAGCACATCGGGGTTTAACAGTGAGGTAATAAGTTCACTCATTTCACTTTTACCTACTGCATATACATCTTCGCTCGGTGTTTCGTATGTATCTAAATCCATACTTTGATGAGCGGATTCATTGTATTGAGGAGGCGGTGCGTTATCCCACACTTGTTTCACCATTTCATTTCCATGCACTATCTCCGATAATTCTTTTGGCACGCTATGATACAAGCCTGTTTCAATATTTGTTCCGGGTATCACTTGCCCGTCTTCTGTAATTTCAACACCAACACTCGGTGTTGCTTCGTAGCCCGAATGATATGCATGAGAATCAAATGTGTCTGCAATTGAATTATTGACAGGTGACGGAGCACCAACGGGTAAGCCTTCTTGCATACCAGCAGAATAACTTTGTGAAATTTCTGGTGTAAATATACCATCTTCACCTTCTAAATTAACAGTCGGATTAAAATGTACGATTGTATCTAAATGATTTCTTGTCATAAATGATGCCTTTTGCTTACCCTTAGCACCTAAAGTTTCAGCACCATGTATATCATTAGATATTGAGCCGATACCTGCGGCTTGTTGTTGATGAGCAAATGTACCATCAAATAGTCTGCTCATAGTGCGTGGAAAACTATGCAGTTCATGTCCTTTCCATTGGCTTTCACCATATTTAGATTGCAAACTTTGAATTGCTTGGTGGTAGCCTTTTTCATGAAGTATTCGATGAAACATTTCATTATCATCTAAATCTTCAATTTCTTTACCCATTATTTCTTCATTGGGTAATAATTTAGAAAACGATGTGTTACCAACTTTATCAATTGCACCACTTGTAAGCAATTGATTGATAGTTGAAGCCATAAGTGGTGTATTCAATTTGTTACTTTGTTCAATTAACTCACGAGCATGTTCTTTTGCTTGGGGGCTACGCTCAATTCCAAGAGCATCAAGAACCTCATTCACCGACATATTACCATCAATCATTGTACCTTTGTCGGATAGATGTTGAGCAATTTGTGCATGTGCTTCTCCAACAGGTGATTTTTTACGCTCAATAATGTTCTGCTTTATTCCATAATTAGGTGCAGTAAGTCCATGAACTGAATGAGGTACAGTATTGATATATCGTTGTGCATCTCGGAAAAGTCGTGAATTATTATCTATGAACTTTTGTGGGTCGTTAGGGTCAAAAGCAGTGGGGTCTGCTTCAAGAAATTTAGGCATAATAACATCTCTTGCCACTTGTGCAACAAGATTACGATGACCTTTGAAAATTGTATCTAAATGATTTTGCATAATTTCATAGTGTGTTGAACCACCACCCAACACCGCTTTTGTTGCTTTGTTTTGCTCAACAGCAAGTTGTTGTTCTAATTCCTTTACTGATGAAAGAACTTGTTGGCGTTGCTCTCCTACTAATTCGGGGTTATTCAAAACCCCATACAAATCTTCAAGTTCATCATTTATTGCTTCTTCTTTTTCCATTGCTGGTAAAGCACCACCAAATTGTAATGCGGCGGCGATAGCATCGGTTACAGATGCTTTGTATTGTGATTTACTCTTTTGCTTCTCTTTTGATTTTTTATTTTCTTCATTAAGTATGTTCATCATAGATGGGAAAAAAGATTCTAATGACGACATATCTAAATTATCGAATTGACCATAACCCATATGGTCTTTCAAGTCTTCATAGTCGCCTCCACTCAAATAGGTCATAATTTGATTAGGATTTGTGGTTTGAAGCATTTTTGCTGTTGATGTAATAATTTTAAGTGCATCTTTTGTTTCTGTATCTTGCACATAACGATTTTTCAACGCATTTGCTGTAGGTTTAGCAATGCCACCCCAACCCATAAGTTGTAAAAAATCATCCAATGTCAATCCAGCACTAAACTTTTCATCTCCACGAAGAAAATCTTTGTAGTTCATTACTGATTTTTCTGCTGGTTGATTTGGATGGTCAAGACGACCAAGAAGTGTATTCATCATGTGTGCAATTTGGGCATTTTTGTGAATATGAGTGTCACTTGAACCCGGTCCATAACCGCTTGAACTTACGATATGTTCAGTTGGATTATGCGTAAATGGATGAGTTATAGGTGCAATGTAACTACCGAGAAAACTTTGTAAATCATTTTTTGTCATATTTCTAATAGCGTGTTCATACAATGGAATAAGTGATGATTTATGTTCAGTGTGATTGTTCTTTTCAGTAGCACCCTGCTTAAATCCCGAAGCATAACTTCCATGTGGTTTTACTTTTGATGTGCCGAAAGGCGAAAGCATGTTTTGTATCGAAGATGGTATATTATTGTATGAAAATCCACCAATTGCCTTTTCCCCACTCATATATTTCACAGGGTCATATTCACCTATTTTTGTAGTGTGTTCGGGCATGAAGTGATAGGCTAACGATTTGTTATTATCATTCATTTGTACGAAATTTTCACTTTCTGGATTTAAAGTGGTCAAATGTGAATCACCATCATTTCCATGTGTTGCATTCAAAATTTCATGCCATGTGGTCACTGTTGAGCCTACACCACCTACTTTTTGAAATTCCTCCGCCCAAAACTTTCCGGGTCCATATGTATAACCATCTTTATGTTCTTTCCAATATGGTGCTTTTTCTTCGCTTGGATGTGGTCCATGTGGACTTGTTAAAAACGCTCTTGCGTTTCTTATGTCTTTCATTTTTGATTCTAACGAACCATTGTGATTTGCTTCTTGGATAAGTTCATCAATCCATTGTTTAGGTACTAATGGTTCATCCAATTTTCCATGTATAGGGTGATTTTCAAGCAAATCATTTGTATCGGGATTAAAACCTGCAAGGTAATACAAGTCTTTGGCTGTTAATCTTACATGACTCAAATCCTTTCTTCCTTTTTTCTTGAAGTGGGAATTTGTTGCATCTTTTAAGTCATCCCAAGACAATTCTTTAAGTGGATTCTTATGAACATCTAAACGGGGTAAAAATCTAAGTCTTTTTTGCCCTTCTTTATCAGCACCATAGTTTTCATCTATTTTATCAATAATGTAATCTGCAATTGATTTTTCACCAAAAAATGTTTGTGGTGTATGTGCAAGTTCTCCAATTTGTTTCTGTAAAAAGCGAGCCTCACCACCTTGTTCAAAATCAATGTCATTATCTTCTTGACGATAATGTGCGTTTCGGCCTGTAAGATGGGAAGGTCTTACCCACCAATTCATTTCGGGTGTCATACGCATAAGAGCGTTGTAAGTTATTCTTGCTGATGGTATTTTTTCTCCATTAGGTAATGTAATGACTTCATGTTTATCAAGACCCTTTTCGGGGTCGTTAATGTGATTCATTATAGCCGTTCTTTCTTCGGGGCTAAACCATTCAAGACCGTACATGTAACCGTTATGACCGAGATTTTTAGGGTGTCGAACACCATTTTCATCTTCAACATGTTCATTTGAATCCCAATCTCTTGCTCTATCTTCAAAATGTAAATGACGCATTTCTCTATTTGCTTCATCGTCAGTTAGACCTTGACTCAATAAATCGTCTTTAATTGCTGAATTTTCTCTTAACCATCGTTGGTAATCACGATGGTAAAAATCAATTTGATGATTGTTCATTGTTTGTTTAGTGATTGTACTTCCGAGTAATTTTCTTTTTATTTTACCATAAGATGTTTCTGCATTGTAACCGTTAATCAACGGGTTATTCGCTTTACTTTCATGAGCAATGAATTTTTTCTCAAAGTCTTTTTCATCTTGAGCGTGTCCATTAAAAATATGTTTTCGTATCTTTTCAATATATTGTGAATTACCCGTAACAGCATTCTTTCTAAGTAATGGATGATTTACTTCATGAAATGGAAAATGATGGCTACGGTACGGAGCATTTGGAGAAGATGGTTGATAATACGGCCACACCGCATGAGCATTTTCTGGATTTAAGGGCGTTTGTAACCCATCACTCCACACATGGTCTGTGGGTTCATTATCAGCATGATGCCTTCCAAAAAGATAACCTTCTTGCCTTTTTTGTTCTTCATCTTCTTTAGCAATAATCATTTCAGCAGTATTCAAAAGTGATTTTTGAAATGCATCGAGTTTTTTGTCATCAAGTGCTTCGTAAGCAAGTATGTATTCCGCCGCAGATGTACGAAGGTCATAACCATCATGAAGTGATTTTAACAACTCATTAGTCGAGATGTCAAAACGCTTTGACTCCATGATTTCACCGCCTTTCATAGCGGTTTAAATTTAGGGCAAGCGTGCAAATCCATTCCTTCGTGCAACAAACAACCTGTGCGGTCTGTACCGCCACAAAGACCGCATATTCCCATACCTGCTTCTCGCATGGTTGCTCTTGGATTTGCTTTTTGCACAGATGATTTACCACCTTGTGAATCTTCACGCTCAATACCGCCGCCTTCATGTGGATTCATTCTTGAGCCAAGATTTTCCATATCGGTTGCTTCTTTACCTTTCTTTTTCTTTGGAGCATCTTCTGCTTCAATGGTTCGACCATTTGTAGTAAAATATCCCGTCTTTGTTTGACCACCCGATTCTGCTACAAAGTGAGGATTGATGTCAGTAATCTTTTCACTCTTGTAACCGGGTTCGGCTTTTTCCATTTTGCCACCGCAACCCATCTTCATGCAACCCATCTTGTTCATTTTAGTGCCGCACTTAGGACAGTTTTTACACTCACATGGTTCTTTTCCACAGTCGCACTTTGCTTTTTCTAATGCGTCAATTCGCAAAGATACCTCACGAGCCTTTTTCATAATTTCCGATTCTTCAAATCTTGGCTTCATTCAATTTTCACTCCTTTTGCTTGGTTTGCTAAATCATGAATATCTTCCCACGACATATTGTGGAATTCTTCATTTGATTGTGGAATATATGATTTTTCGGTTTTGAGGATTGAATTATCTTCAAAATCATTTCTAAACGGGTCTGCTAAAAGGTCTGTAGTAAGTGGAGTTGATACATGAACTAAACCCATTTTACGCAACAATGCTTGAGGATTGTTAATCATTTTTTTCAAAGCCTCATTTTCAGCCTTTAGAATGTTTAAATTGGTGTCCATTACTTCCATTTTGTTAATGAGTACACCCATAAGATACTCAGCATTGGGTGCTTCTTCACTCATTTAACCACCTCAAACTTTTCGACCATAACTTCCAGCACTTCGTCTGTATTGTGTTTGATGTCGCTTTGATGATGCAAAGCCAAGTCGCTCACCTTTCAATACAGTTTGTTGTGAAGGCTCTTGAAATTTCATAACAGGTACTCCACCTGCAAACATATCTCGTGGTCCTAATGGTGTAACAACATCGGATTTTGAAATTTCACCATCTAAATCATCGGCAAGAAAATCACTTAATTTTTGCACTTCGGAAAGGTATTGCTTTGCCATTCGACCATCACCATTTTCTAACGCTTCAATAAACGCTTTTTGTGCTTGTTCCATTTTTCTTGCCATTGGATGCATCTTTAACAAGTCCATTTTATCACCTGCTTGTGTTATCTCATACCATTCTTGTTTAAGAAGATTTATGCACCACGAAATCTCCTTGCGTTTAGTAGTGCATTGACATTATTTTGTTGAATTGAAGGTTGTGGTCCTCGTTGTTGTACGCTTGAAAGCGGCGAACCACTACCCATTGTAGTTCTTCTTTCGGGTGCGGCCGGTCCTCTATCTCGTATGCCCATACCCTGTCCACCGGGTTGAGGTGGTGGCATAATTTGTTGTGCTAATTGTGGAGGTATTTGTGGTCCAGCAGGAGGCATTCCGCCTCCCATCATTGGAGGTGGCATTCCACCACCGGGGGGCATTCCACCACCCATCGGAGGTGGTGCTCCTCCGGGTGGAGGTGCTTGTTGAGGTTGTGGAGGTGGTGGTCGTTTATACACAAATCGTATATCTCTATTTGCTGAATCTTCAATAAGTTCGGGCATATATCCTAATTGAGCCATTCGCTGTGCAACATTGAGTTCTTGTTCATCACGGCGTAGTCGAGTAATTTCATCTTCTTCTTCGTTTGGATAAAGTGTCAATTTCCAATCATTAATGTTAAATTCTTTTAATAAACGAGGAAACAAAACTTCCGTGTACACTTTTTGCCCAAATTCAACAGCACGATTTGTTACGAGAATTTGCAAACCTTCATTGTTTAATCCACCCGATTTACCATTATCAACCATAAAGATAGATGATACACCGTAAAATGCGGCAATACGATTTCGTATTTCATCCCTTACAGCGATATACTGCATTTCTTCTAAGGTGTCCATGAATTTAACCCAATTCACTCCACCTCGACCCGTAGCAGATTCTATACCAACTTTAGGCACATAGTGAGGGTCACGCTCCATTTTTTCATCAACGGCTTTCCAGAAAGATTTCATTGATTCAAGATTATCTGTAGTAACAGAAACTATACCTTTAGGCATTCGTCGCTTTTGATAAGCAGTGTAAATATAATTGTCCATTGCAGTAAGTGTCATTGCTTGTCGCCACATTGTATTAACAGGACTTCGACCATACAATTTTGATGGATTGTATTTACTCACATGGAGAACTTCGCCTTCAACAAAGTATTGTGTTTTACCCGAACCTGCCATATTAACATAATGTACTTCTTGCAATTCAGCCCCGCATGTTTCACAAACATCATCTTCCGCATGTGTTTTAGCCTCATCACGATGAATTAAACATATTTTATATCGGCCTCCACGAACACCTCGCTTATCTGCTACGATTCGCATAAAAATAGGGTCGCCTCTCATCATTTCTTTAACTCGGAAAAAGGCAACTTCTTTTGTATTAGGGTCAATAAAATATTCTTTAACCAAAATTAAAAACGCATCATCAACAATATTCAAATCACTTTCTATCTCACTTAATACATGAACAAATGATTGTTCCATGCTGTTTTGTTGTTTAAACAACCATTTAGAATATGTAAGTTCATCATTATCGGGCTTACGAACTTCTCCACCACATATTTTACATGATTCAACTTCGCTTTGATATTCTTCATCACATGATGTACATTTCATAATAAATTTCTTTTCCCAATAATGACCCCTGCGAAACATTTCTTGATTTAATTTAGAAAGAACGGTACGCAAGATAAGTGATTCATTACTTACCGCATAAAGTGCAGGTATAGTAATTCCTTGAGCCATAACAGGTTCTTGAATACCACTTGTCCAAAGAGGCATTGTTGGGGTAGGAGTTTCTCTTCGTCTAAACGGCTTACCAAGGGCTGATAAAAACCGGTTTATTCTTCCTTCCTCAGCCATCATAATCCCTCCGCATATCCACCTATCGTATCAGCGTCTAAGCCCCACTTGTTTAAGAGTGATTCGGCTTTGTTTTTATCATCTTTCCAATTATTGAAAGTTACAAGTTGATATAATTCATTTTTTCTCATGGAATCTTTTTCATCAATAAAACTCATTACTGCTTTTGCTTGCAACGATTTTAATTTTAAATGAGGCAAAACACCTTTGAGTAAATCACGAATCATATCTTTTGATGAAAAAATAAGCCGATGAACAGGTTTAACTGTATTTTTTGCTAATTTTGTATCAGTAACAAGACGACCACAACCAAGCATTTTTTGCAATTCTTCACAATGGGCTTTACCTCCATCGCCACTCGCTACAATAGTAACACGAGGGTCGCCACGCTCGGAAATAAAAATACTACCATCAGCATCAATAAATCCAGCAGTATAAGCCCAAATATCTTTAATAATAAAACCACTATTTCCCATTTTAATGAAAGTGCCTGTTTGTGTTCCTTTGTACACATTCACTTCTTCACCATACATATTGAGTAGCGAACTCATTTTGTTTGCCGTCATTGATTTAGCAAACTCATCTTTACCCCTACGAAATAATTCCCTTGCTGATAAATTATCTTCTTTTTCTAATTCAGTTGAGGCAAAATACAATGCATCTTTTTCTGCTTTTGTGAGATTATCTATTTGATGAAGAGCGTTTTTCCATACTTTACGAGCATCTTTTCTCATTTCCATTGCCGTAACATATTGGATTTTATCATCATCATTCCAATCTTCCTTTTGAGTTAAGTCTTGAAGAACAGTTGAGGCTTTCAAAAATTGTTGGCAAGCCTTTTGCAAACTTGTACTTCGACTTTCACCAAACTTACGAAGTGATTTTAAATCTCGATTATCAATACCTAATTGTTTTATGGTATCAATAAACCCTTCACCCCATGAAAGTGATTTAAGCGTCGTATCAACTTCCAACGCTTTTATTTTACGAATATCTTGAATAATTGTATCATATTCTGCTTTATTCACTTTATCGTGTCTTCGCATTCTTTTAAACATACGAATAATTGAATCCGAATCTTTTCCATAATATGATTCTAACCAACCATCACCGTTTAAAGGAAAAGAATATTCTTTGTTTATTTTTTGAACAACTTTGTGTTTTTCTATTGGAATTTTATCGGGTTCAAAGAAAGGGTGCTGAGATATTGATTTTATGACAACATTCGATAATTCATCAACGAAAGAAAGTGGGGTGTCGTATTCATCTCCGATAAGCATACTCCCCCACATATTGACCACTCCATTGACCACTCATTTAACCTTTTTCTTATTAATGGCCTGTTTGCTGTTGATGTGCCTGTAATGCTTGCCAATTAGGAAACATATTACCACAGGCATAACATTGTTCCATACGACCCATTTTGTACGCATCGTCAGTTTTCTTTACTGCTACTTTGTTCTTATCTTTCGGTTTAGCCGTAATAGCAATTACCATAACCATTCCTTTCTTTTCTTTATCTTTCATTGCTTTCACCATTGTTGGTTTGCCACCGACACCTTGTTTTTTGGCACGCTTGCGTTTTGTAGCCGCTTGTTTCTCACCTTCGGACATTGAACCGCTTGTGCGTGGAGTCTTATCACTTACCTTAACACTTGGGCGACATTTAGGATAACCCTTGCCCGATAATTTAGCCTTACTTCGACCACATGGCGGGTGCTTACCATCTTTGTCTTTACGGCTTACATCCACCCACTTTTCCTTAAACCATCGGTTCAAGTCCTTTACAATGAGAACATCATGGCAGGTGCATCGTGTCATTCTTTCTTCACCCACGCATCACAGATATTATCAGCATGACAATTGAAATCGTACCAATTACAATATCCCGTTTTTGGGTCATCTGTAACCGAATTATCCCATGCTTTACATGTCGCACATGTTTTTTTGAGTTTCTTTTGTTCTTGAGAAGCCTCACGGTAGTTTGGTGCATCACGCTTTTCCTTGAGAAAAGCCATGACATACTCAAACGCCGTCATTTTTTATTCCTCCAATCACTTTCCCAAAACTGTTTTGCATCCTCACTTTGATGTATAGAAGGCTCAATTTGACGATTGAATTTTTCTTGCAAAAGATGTTCTAATAACTGATACATAGCCGTATTGATTCCTTGTCGTCTGTTGATTTGATTTACATTTGCTCTATCAACTGTTATTTTGTCATCTTCATATCTTAAATTAGCATGTCCTACATTTTCTCCTTTAGGATTAGAAACAACAGCATCTATTCCGGGTGAAAATGGGTCATCATAATCCCAAGCAGTTATAGGGTATATTTTGTTACTATCTTTTGGATTAACATAATCCACATTGATTATTTTTTGACCTTCATCTTGATTTTCTGTATATGAATCCCAATCTATAGGGGCTTTTAGTACGAACCAAGCAATTTCAAAGGGATTCATTTCTTTTTCTTCCCCCGAAACTTACCTTTGCAGTATTGTACAGCCCAACCATTCGCATAGGCTGATGGATAAACTTTGAATTTTCTTTTTGCCGCCGCTTTACCTTCGGGGCATAGTTTTTTTTCAAGTGAATCCCACGCAGTACCCATACCTACACAATGACCGCATTCACAACTCATATCAAAACCCCCATTCATCAAAAGGATATATCACGGTATCATCCATCCATCTGCGGGATTATGATTTCGATGTGGTTTCCCACCAATCCACTCATCAAAGCCGGGTAGTACATCATCAAGTAAGACCACTGAACCTTTGAATTCTTTTGTCGCCCAATTTGCAAGTGCAAGCGACATAGCAAGGTCATCATGTGTACCCACAGACTCAAGTTTGCCATTCTTCTGCATACCAAATCTGTTCAATTCAGTTTCTAACTTGTGTGTAAATTCTTGACTTCTTTTATCACCATAAGGTGTTTGAATTTGACCTTGTTCAAATGCCATTAAAAGCGACATAAACAAACTTTCTTTTCGTGTTTTTGTGGTCATAAAAGTACGAATTGGTATATCATTTCGCATGTCTTGAAGTTCTGCGGCAAACATTCTTTGGAAATTATTTCCTTCAAGTTCAATTAAATCTGGTTGAAAACGATTATTCAGTAAAAGAATATGATTTTTCTGTGCCGCACCACTCATACCTTTTTCATGCACAATACTTACTATTTGCTTTACATTTTCACCGGGAGGTGTTCGTAGTACAGTCATAGCAGTAAAGTCGGCATTCTTGTCCGATGCAATTGCAGTATCCCATCCGATAAAGTGTTGCCCGAAAACACCTAACACTTCACCCTCATCGTCATATTCATACTCCGCTCGGTCAAGTAAAACAAGGTCTTTATTTCGTGCTTTTTCAAGAATGTCGTGAGGAAACATACTTGCTACATCATGAATAGGTTCGCACAAATATTCACGAGAAAATTGAATTGCTGGCATTGTAAGTCGTCGCTCATCAAGTGCTTGAATATTCCATCGCTCCGGCCATAATGCTACGCCCTCTTTGTTGATTGCAGGGTATGTTTCAACAGTAAATGTTTCAGTTTCTTCAAGTTGCGAATACAAGTCGTTGTAACTAAATGGCGTACCGACCATCATCAAACGACCTGTGTGGTGGAGAACAGGAAGCAATACACCATAGAACCAATCAGCCGCACGCTGTAGTTCTGTACCTGTTGTACCCCAAAGAATGTCATCACACAATACAACATTAGGGTGGAAACCACGAGTACCACCACCAACCGATTTTGCCATGATACGGCTACCGTTTGAAAATTCAAAGTAGGTTTTTCGCCACGGTCTGCCTTCGGGAATAAGATGTCGAATAGATGGTGTGCTTTCGATATTGTTACGAATAAAACGCATGTGTTCAAGCGTTTGTTCAAGAGAATGTGAGAAAATCATGATGTGAGTGCCGGGTTGAAAAGCGGCAATCCAAAGAGCATATGACATGAAAAAGACGGACTTACCGTGGTCACGAGATGCTTTTACGCAGTAGTATCTGTTTTTTGCTAAACCCTCATCCCACGCTTCGTGGTGTCGTGAATAATCGAAGCCAAGAATATCACGAAAGAAATATTCAAACGACTTTGCCGACATCTTGCGGTCCATGTCGAGAATGAATTCTTCCATGTCCGACATAGTATCATCTCAACATCTCAAGATACATGTTCATAACGAGCAAACCTGCTTCGTGTGGAGTTGCTTTACGAAGAATATCACCATGAAGTTCGTAAGCATAATCAACAAATGATTTATTTATATATTGACCAATATTTTCACGAGTAACACTTGGCATCCCTTCTCTAAGATTTTGATTGAATTGTTGTAATTGTGTATCAATTGTTCCTTGAGCACCCGCTCCACCTCTTTGCATCATGTTATGTATATCTTGCAATTGTGTCATTTGTTGCATATTAAAAGGAGTTGTTGTGGCAAAAGTACGCATTGGTTGCATTTGAGAGCCTAAATATTGAGGAGGTGACTGTTCTGGTTGAAATTGAGTTAAAGATGTTTGAGTAGTATTTGATTGTAAGGGTGTTTGAGTAGTATTTAGTGGCATTTGAAAGGAAACATTTGGGTCTATTGGTACACTCATTCTTTCAAGTAATCGTGCTTGTTGTTGCATATTTGCATCAACCCCTGTAGGAGTTTGAGATGCGGCAGGTTGTAGCATCATTTGTTGGCCTATCGCTTGAGGTGAAAATGGTCCTTGTGGGTTCTGCAAAGGTTGGCTAACTGCTACAGGACCGCTTATTTGTTGTGGTGTGGTAGTTTGAGGTGCGGCAGTTTGTTGTGCAGTTTGATGTGCTTGTGTTGGGTCTTGCCTTTGTGATAGCGTATCTTGTGCTTGATTTAACATAGCAAGTCGAGCCATTTCTCTTTGTCGCTCTTCGTATTCTTTCGTAGCCATGTCTTGAGTCTGCTGTGCCTCGGTAGGACTACCACCGGTTAAACCGCCGACATTTGCACGAAATTGGTCTTTGGCAGATGTCAATGCACTAAGATTACCCCCTTGTAAGCCGTATGCTGTTTGAAGGCCTGTCAAAGCGGCGGCAAGGCCTGTACCAGCAACATTAGCACCAGCCGCAAAGCGTTGAGCACGAGTGGGTTTAACACCAAGTTGTGAACCGGGAATGAAGCCTTGACGAACATCATTGGGATTATTTGGGTTTTGTACAAGCCCTCTTGCCCCACCAAAAAGAGTGGCCACATTACCCAAAAAAGAAGTCTTTGGTGCAGACCCCGGTTGCGTCACTTGATACTGTATGTTACTATTAGCCGCTTGTTTGCGAATCAATACTTTATTATTCAAAGTACACCCCTCCCTTTTAACACCGCCATAACTCTATCCATAACATCATTTGATTTGTAATATTCGGCCAACATTCGCTGTCGTGGGTCGGCTATGCTCGCTTGTGCTCTTGCCTCAAGTTCAGTTAGCGGTGCATCACTTATTGGTTGTGGTCGTCGCCTTCCTGCCATTTCAAGCAACTGCCTAAAGTCAGCAGGTGAATATTGTCCGATTTGTGGTCGAACTTGTTGAAATTGTTGCATAGGTGTAGCGGGATAAGTTGAGGGTACGGGTGTCACAGGGGATGCGTTCGGCGGAGATATAACCGAAGATGAGAGAGAAGGTTGTGAAGGAGGCAACCTTGCATCCCCTGCGACAGTAAGTGATGGGTCGAAGCCCTGTGTTGGTGCATAGTCACTGATTTCGTGTAAATATGCATCCATGTGAGGCTCAAGACTATACGCATCATATTGCCCCGTTTCTGTGTTCATTGTTGGATAGTTGATGACATTTCTTGGCTTCATAGCCTCAGTTGGTATATCTCCAACTCCCATTTGTATATTATGACCTCTAAAACTTGCTTGATGGTTTGCAAGAGCCTCAATAATTGTTCTAAATCTATCAAC